GGTAATTATGGACCTGCTTTAGTTTTTGGAAGTTGTGATTCAGACACAGTAAATCAAGACAATAAACACTGTGCTATTTCAATAGTACAAACAGGCACTGACGCAAATGAAACTGGTTTAGCTTTTTGGACTCATCCTACTGCTACTAGCACCGATGCTCTTAGTGAAAGTATGCGTATTGATTCTTCTGGAAATGTTGGAATAAATACTACAAGTCCTGACAGATTGTTTCATATAAAAAGGTCAGACTCAGGTGGTACAGCAGCAAAATTTGAAAATAGTGCAGGTTCAGTTTTTATAGAACTTAATACAAATAATCAAGTAGGTGGCGATGCGGGTTACATTGGCTATAACAGTACCAAAGATATGTTATTTCTTACAGATGATACAGAAAGAATGCGTATTGATGGTTCAGGTAATGTTGGTATTGGTTTAACAAATCCTTCTGCTTATGGAAAACTTGCAGTTACAGGAACAGCTACACAATTAGCACTTAACGCTTCATCTGGAAAAAGTAGAATTGGTTTTTTTGAAGCAGGTACAGGTCGTTTTTATATTGACACGCTAAATGGTGCTGACGGCTTAGCATTTGTTGATGCAGACGGCTCAACAGAAAGAATGAGAATTGCTTCTGGAGGTGGTGTTGCTATTGGAACAACGACACCAGATGGAGTAAGTAATTTAACAGTTAAATCACAAAATTCTACTGCTGGTCAGGAATTTGTGTCTTTACATCATCAAGCTTCTAGTGGCACGATTTATTTTATGTCTTTTATGACAGGTAGTGGAAGTGATGTAGGTTATATAACTTTCACAGGCACTACAGGTGCTTTTACTGCTGCCTCTGATATTTCTTTAAAAGAAAATATAAGAGATTTACCAGAAGGTTTAGATGTAATTACACAATTAAAACCAAGATTATTTGATTGGAAAGAAGAAGGTAAAGGTAGTGACCAAGTAGGTTTTATAGCTCAAGAAGTAGAAGAAATTAAACCAGAATGGATACATCAAAAAGAAGATATAAAGCTACTTTCTAGTAACTTGCCAGATTCAATACCTTACTTAATAAAAGCAATCCAAGAACAACAAGCTATAATAGATAATCTAAAAGCTAGAATAGAGGTCTTAGAAGCATGACAACTAAAATACCAGTAGAACTGTCAAGTACGCCAAGCATTGTAGACGGTGGAAATGCTACTGCTATTACGATTGATAGTAGTGAAAAGGTTGGAATTGGAGAAACATCTCCACTAGGAAAATTGCACGTTAAAACTGCTGATAGCGGAGCAAGTGCCGATAGTGGAGCAGATGAATTAGTTTTAGAAAACTCTGGTGATACAGGAATGACAATTATGTCTGGCACATCAAACTCTGGAAGTATTAGGTTTGGAGATAGTGCTGATAATGATAACGGAATTATTATTTACAATCATGGTTCTTCTCCTTACATGAGATTTTTTGTTGATGCTGCAGAAAGAATGAGAATTGCTTCTGATGGTAAAGTTGGTATTGGTACTACAAGTCCTGGAACTATCTTGCATACAAGAACATCAGATGCTACTTCCAATAATAATGCAGGTGGTGGTTTTTACCATATAAGTTCTTCAACAGCAGGAACTAGAAGAGCTACTCTTTTTTTAGATGCAGATAATGGTAATTTCAGCACAAGTTCTGATGGTGCTTATGCTTACATAGAAAAACGTGGTGATGGTGGTATTTTAAACATTATAAATCAAGATGCTGCTGATACAGCTTTTCAACAAGGCGGATCAGAAAAAATGAGAATTACTTCTAGTGGTGAAGTTCTAATAGGTACAACTGGTTCTGGTGCTGCAGGCGCTCTTTATATCAATACAAGTGCTTCTAATTCTTCTGTAGGTGCTGTTAGACTGCAAACTTCAGATTATCAAGGTTCAAGTGATTTATCTACTACTGCTATATCTGTAGTTAAAAGTTCTAATAATACAACGACATCACAAACATTTATTAGATTTGGCATTAATAGTTTTTCAGCAGGTTCTGGACAAATAAATGCAAACGGTGCAAGTCAATGTGCCTTTGGTACTTTTTCTGACAGAACTTTAAAAGAAAATATTACAGATTTACCTACACAACTAGATAAAATTAAAACTCTAAGACCTGTTGAATTTGATTACATAGAATCACAAGGTGGTGGACATCAACTTGGTTTTATTGCTCAAGAAGTAGAAGAAATTTATCCTGACATGGTAGGTGAAACAGAAGGTAAAAAAACTCTAGCAGGTTTAGGTAAATGGGAAGCAAGACTTATAAAAGCAATCCAAGAACAACAAGCTATAATAGAAGATTTACAAACACAAATTAACGAGGTAAAAAATGGCAATTAACTATACATGGAATGTCAAAACTGTAGATGTTAAAGAAATAGATGGCAACGCTGATACTGTCTTTAATGTTCACTGGCGATTGAACGCTGAAGATGATGCTAATACTGTCAAAGATTTTTTAGGTAATGATGTACCTGTTTCTACGTCAGTATATGGTACACAGTCTTTAGATACTTCTGATTTATCAGACTTTACTGCTTTTGCAGATTTAACTGCAAGTGACGTACAAGGTTGGGTTGAAGCAGCTATGGGCGAAGAAGCAGTTACCAATATGAAAGCTGGTCTAGATGCTCAGATTGATGAGTTACTAAATCCTGTAGTGCAAACAAAAACAATCGGTGGTTAAAATAATATATAATTTCTAATTATGGCAGATACAAATACAACCAATTTATTATTAGTTAAACCAGAAGTAGGCGCAAGTACGAATACTTGGGGTGGCAAGATCAATACAAATCTTGATGCTGTCGATGGTATTTTTAATGGTGCTGGTAATGGTACGTCAGTAGGCCTGAACGTAGGATCTGGTAAAACTCTTACAGTTGGTGGCACATTAGATGTAAATGGCACGATTGATTGTGAAGGCGGAGCGATTGATAACACTACGATTGGTGCAAGCACGGCTTCTACAGGAGCTTTTACTACACTTAGTTCTTCTAGCACAGCAACATTAGCTAGTATTACTTGTGCTGGAACTTCTACTCTAACAACAGTAGATATTAATGGCGGTGCAATAGACGGCACAGCGATTGGCGCAAATTCTGCTAGTACAGTTGCAGCAACTACTGTAACTGCTTCATCACATATCAATACCACAGGCGGACAATTTCAGGTTAATGGTACAAATATTTTTGATTTAATATATCCAGTAGGATCAATTTATATAAATGCTAATACCTCTGCAAATCCAGCAACTTATTTAGGAATAGGAACATGGGTAAGGTATGGAGAAGGTAGAGTAATAGTAGGGCAAGATTCTGGAGACTCTCAATTTGATGTATTGAATGAAGAAGGCGGTTTTAAAACCCATACTTTAAGTGTTAGTGAATTACCAGCACACACACACACTATTAACTTTACTGCTCAAGGTGATGCTTTTGGTGGAACGCCTGCTATGAGTGTTCAGTCTGGTGGTCTTACCAAAACAACAAGCTCAACAGGTAGCGGTTCAGCTCATAACAATTTACAACCTTATATTGTTGCTTATGTTTGGAAAAGATCAGCTTAATTTTAGGTAAAGCCATGCCTTTGGTACAAATAACACCCCCAGCAGGAATAATAAAAAATGGTACAGACTATGCCAACAAAGGTCGTTTTGTTGATGGCGACTTAGTACGCTTTGAAAATGGTTATCTAAAACCTTTAGGTGGTTGGACATTTTTTAGATCTAATCCAGTTGGTACATTTTTTAGTGGCACAGTAACAACTGCTTCATCAAGTGCCAACATAACTGTTACTACAACAGTTACACACAGTTTATTAGTTGGCGATACGATTGTCTTAGAAGATTTTGCAGCTACAGGCGGTATTACTGCTAATCAAATCAACACTACTTTTACAGTAGCAACTGTGCCTTCAACCACGACATTTACTGTCGCTACAACTGGTACTGGTACATCTGCTGCAACCTCATCTGCATCAAGAGTTATTCAACCAGCAGTTCCAATAGGTATGTATTCTTATAAAACCAATAGTGGTGAAGAAGTCTTAGCTATTGGTACTAGAGCTGGAATAAATGTTTTATATAATAATGTTTGGTATGACATTACGCCTGCTGGTTTTGTTGGTGATGATGTTATTACTTCAACTGGTTATGGTGCTTTTCATTATGGCGTAGAAGATTGGGGAGATGCTAGAAGCACTTCTGGAATAAACTTTGATACCAAAAGTTTTTCGTTTGCTAACTGGGGTGAACACTTAATATTTTGTTTTGCAGGCGATGGCAAGATATATCAATGGCGACCTGATGCTGGTAGTGGCAGTCCAGATACGATAGCTACCGCAGTAACTAATGCACCAACTGGGTGTAAAGCAGTTATTGTGAGTAATGAAAGACATTTAATAGCTATAGGTTCTGGTGGTGATCCTCGAAAGATAGCCTGGTCTGATAGAGAAGATAATACTACTTGGACATCTTCTGCTAGAAATACTGCTGGTGATTTACAAATAGCTACAGGCGGTCAAGCAAATTACGCAGTCAAGTTTGGTAACGATATTATTATTTTTACCGATGTTGGTATAAACAAGCTGTACTACACAGGTAGTCCGTTTGTTTATGGCATACAAGATGCTGGGGTAAATTGTAAAGCAATCAGTCCAAGATCAATCATATCTTCTGGTGGGTTCTTATCGTGGATAAGTGAAAACTCTTTCTTTACTTACGATGGTAGAGTTAGAGAACTTAAATCAGATGTCCATGATTTTATCTTTG